GTTCGCTGTTGATCGTCCGCTCTGTCAGGATCACGTTCAGAGACGGGTTGGTCTCGTACCACAGGTAACGGTCGTGCGTGTCGCTCATCTTCGGCACCGACCATTCAGCCCACCCTGCATCCTCTTCCTTGCCGGTGAGAATGTTTTGCCGCAGGCGCTGGAACACATCGCCGGAGCTGACTGCCGTCGGCGGTGTTCCGCACATGAGCGTTTGCGGATTTTTGGAATCGGACACCACATATTTGAGCGCGGTCTCCTGATCGCTGGTATACTCCTGCGCCTCGTCAATGATGAGCAGATCAAAGCCCTCGCCCAGACCGCCTGCATTGGATCGGGTGCGGAAGTGGATGGATCCTTCACCGGTCAGCCATTCAATGGTTTCCGAACCGTAGCGCTTGTGTGTTTTGTAATCCAGATCTTCCACGAAGCCCGCTTTACCGAGCAGCATGCAGACCTTCTCCCACGCATTATGCGAAGTAGCCGCGCGATGGGCAGTATACAGAATTCTGTCATCGTGCAGCAGCGCATACAAAGCACGCATGATGAGGATTTCAGACTTGCCGTTTCGCCGGGGAACGCTCCACGCAAACTTCATGTGCAGCCATTTTCCGTGTTCATCAACCGCCATGATATCCTCGATCATGAGCGCCTGCCATTCCTGCGCCGTGCGTCCGGAGCTGTTATAAAGCTCCACCGCCTCGCTGCCGAGTGACTGCGTATAGGGCAGAACCACGGAGCAGGTCGGCGTTTGTCTCCCTCTCCGTTTCTCTTCCATGGACGCCTCCTGTTACATATTCTTCCAGTCGAAGGTCTGCGGCAGCTGTCGGTTGCCGATCGGGTCTTTCTGTTGGGCAAATTCAATTTTTGGCGCGAGCTTGTCTGATTTCTGCCGATTGCAGCACAAATGCGCGAGCTGCATATTCCCGATATCAGACGGATGACCACCCTTGCTTACTGGAATGATGTGGTCAATGCTGGCGCTGAGAGGGTGCGGGAATTTCAGTCCGAAGTCCACAGGCTGACCACATATGCCGCAGATCTGCTGCGTGGCATAGATCCGCTTTTTGTTGGATTCAAACTGCGCCCGCTGCCGTCCGTCATGATCGGGGCGAAGGTTAGGCTTCGCCATCCTGCTGCTCTCCGATTATAGCCGCCAGCTCGTCAGTAATGGCACGGCGCTTTTCACTCAGCTCCAGAACTCTGTCAAAATACTTATCCATGCGCAATGCGGCTGCACTGCGGATTTCGTCTTCCGCGCCAATTTTTGCAAGCTCCAGCAGCTCACGGCGGGACAGTCCCTTCTCGTCATCGGAACCGATCACAAGCTCCTCGATCAGTTCACCGCCCACTGTAACCGGAATCCGGATCCCGCCGTCCTGATTGGTGAGCGTCGTTTTCTTCACCGGAATATCAAATGCAAGTGTAACGTGTGCCAGACCTTTGCCAATGCACTCGTACTTGAAGTCTGTTACGCAATGAACCTTGCTCCCGTTCAGGCTGATGCAGCCGGGAACGGCAGTCAATGTGTTTTCACGCCGTTCCATACGCTCAGTCCTCCTTCACGATCAGGATCGCGGGCTTGCCGTTCGTCTCGACCGTGACGCTCTGGCAGGGCTGGATCTCCTGTACGGTCACGTCCGGGCTTGCTTTCGCCTCAGCAAGCAGCTCCTCGAAGGTGCAGAGCTTGTCTTCAAGCGCGGCGGGCTGCGCAGGAATAGCATCTGTATTCAGATTGTCAGCGGTTTCAGTTGTTTTCTTCATAGTGATACCTCCTAAAACGTAAAAAGCACCCGTTTTTGCGGCTGCTTGACTGTTTTATATGACTTAAACCGTAAATTGCAGTTTTTTGCCGGTTTTATAAGATAAACTTAACTTTTTTCACGGGTTAAGTTTATCTTGTTTCTGAGGGGATGCGCCTTTCTCACTCCTCCGCAGAGGTTCGAGCTTTCACCGTCAGTCCGCAGACCTCGGAGGGCGTATAATGATCTGCATATCCCGTTATGGTTTCAGCTCCACGCAGAATACATTGTCGAAATTGTAAATCCCGATCCATGCGCCCTTCTTCTTGACGATGACCGCCTTACCGTCATAGGCATAGTCGTCCCACTGGTCTTTCTCGTAGGTGATCGTCTCGCCGGACTTGAACGTGATCTCGATCTTGGTTGCGTATTCCATTCTGTTTACCTCCTTCTGGGCAGAACAAAACTGTCGGAAAGCTCCCGACGGTTAATCCTTGTGCAATTTGTCATACAACTTGCTCTGATCGGAGCCGATCCAGTGCTTGGCGATAGCAGAATGCACAATCACTGAAACCACGCATCCACCAGCGCAAGATAAACGTCTGTAAAACCGTCCCGCCGAGCATCGTTCCGCACGCGCTCCTTGCATTCCTCTGCGGTCGTGTCCATCCGGATCAGCTCCGCACCGAGCCGGTCGCACAGCTCCTGCACCCGTTCCGGCTCCTTGCGGGCAGTAATGACATAGGCGGTTTTCCAGTCACCTCTGCGGTTCTGGATTTCCGTGAAGATTGCTTCCCGTGCGGCAAGTGCCACATCGAGCTGCGGTTTCCGGTCGCCGTAGAGCTTGTCATCCAGAGCGAGCGCAGCGGTCAGCGCATCGAAATCAAGTGCAATATCTTCCTGCCGGATTTTCGACTTGACGTAGGTTGATTTCCCGCTGCCTGGTGCGCCGCTGATGACAAACACCCGCTTTTCAGCCTGCTTTTCGACATAACCCTGAAAGTGCTTGATATTCATTTCCATTTTGTTCACCTCTTTTCGAGTACAACAAAACCGTCCCGGGTGTCCGGAACGGCTCTGCTGATATAAAACCTCTCGGGTTCGCCGCTTCCCTTATGGCGGGAGAGGTACTGCCGAGGGATTGCTGTGATATGCGGAAACCCGCCCAGAAGTGAGCGGGTTTTAGTTGTTTATACTGGAAGTCCTTCGGCTCTGAGAGCTTGCTCTTCCTGTGCTCTGCTGAGTTCTAAAAATAATTTTGCTTTTTCGCGGATCTCATCCGGCGTATCAACTCGAAGACAATCTTTTTGCGTAAAATCATAATACGGATCTATCGCATCAGACAAAGCTTTCATTTCAGGGGTCATCAACAGTCTCACAGTAATCACTTCCTTAATAGCTGAGATACTCTGTATTCAGTATACGTCTCGTAGTACTGACCTTCCAGATACTTATCACGGGCATATTTACTGATCTCCCCTATATTATACCCCTTTTTCGCCAGTTTGTCAAGCTTTTTCTTTGCATCCCGATTGATAAAGTCAATGTACTCTGAATAGTTCTGTTCAGTGATTTCTCCATGCCGTCTCCGAAATTTCTCGGCGTCCTGCCAGTGTAGCAGCTCGTGCAAATAAGAGCTGCGGTCGTCTTTATAACCGGCAAAACGCTCCATCCCGGTGGGAACGTGTGCCTTATCGTATGTAGCAACAGCAAGATTTATATTCAGCGCATTTTTGATAGGGCTGTAGGACGCAACCGCGCCGCTTCCCATCTCCAAACCGTCAAGGACGTGAACAGGAGGGAGATTTTCTTGATTCTGGATTCCAAGCATTTTGATAGCTTCTGTAAAATGCGTGTCAACTGTGTGGATCTGTTTCGGCTTTGCAGTTTTTCTCGCTCCGTCTGAAACAAAGACAGGGTTCTGGGCAGTCATTACTCTTTGCAGCTCAAATTTGATATTTCTGGTGTCTGTAATCGGGTGCTGTGAATCGTATTGCAATTCTCTGAACTGCTCATACATTCTTGCTTCCAAATCTCTGGATTCCCGCTCCGTGAACACCTTCGGCGGGTCAGCCTCAAGATCGTGAGGATCTACCTCCACCCATTTCTTGGAACGCCCGCCGTCTTCTGTTTTCTCTCCCCGAAGCACCTGAGTGTCGTAGATGATAACGCAGTCGCAGTTATCATGTCGCCGGAAGATATCGTCCGGCTGCTCTCCGAAACGGTATTTCCCGGCAACAGATGCGCACCACGTACAGCAGCCTGTCCCGTACCTTGTGATGGTCGGTTTCAAGCCGAGCTGCGCCCTCAGCTTTGCATTGGTCTTGATGTAATCATCGTGGAACGACTTGGAAACAGTCGCAACCGGCTTGTCTGCCCTGCGCTGAATGGTTTCCGGCTTCACAGTTGGGTCGATCAGTGCGTGCGCAAGCTGCCGCACCCGCTCCGAGGGGAACGACGCACGCTGTGGCTCCAGAGATATGCCCAGAGGAGCGTCCAGCGCCTCCTGTACGACTTCGAGCGTCTCATTGGTGAAATTGTACTGCTCTTTCAGCAAAGCCGTACAGACGGCTTCTCGCGCATCCTCGGGGATGTCCAGAACGGAAGCACCGAACAGCTCACCGAGCATAGTACTCATCCGCTGCGAGAGTAGTGCGGTGTCCTCGAAGGTCGCCTTGCCCTTTTCGATCTTCTTCATGATCTGCCGGAGCTGCGGATCGAGAGCGGCTTTCCGGTTCAGCTCGTTCAGAATCGCCTGTGCCTGTTCATTCATCGGCAACTTCCCCGTATTCGATCAGCGGCATCTCATCCCAGAACGGGTACTGATAATCGCACAGCCAGATATTATGAAGCTTGCTGCGCCCTTGCAGCACTTCGGAATTGTACGCTGCAATATCACCAGCCAGCAGAGCACGCTTGCTTTCGTCCAGCGTAAGCGCATAGGTCAGGGAGCTGTACTGGGTTTCCACATCAATGCGCTTGTTGTTGACACAGGACGGAAGCCTTGCCGACAGGAGCAGAACGACAGCGCAAATGATTGCAACGATAAAAGCTACACCTACGGTAACGAAAAACATTGCAGGAGCATCG